CAAAGAATGCTTTATATACCCAATTAAGCTTTGAAACTGGGTTAAACATTAAAAATATTTGTCTATTCAAATGTTTACGTTCTCTTAAACGTAAAGTTAACTGTGTGTAATCATCTAAAGTAAACTCTGAAGCTTCTTCCATGACGATATCTGAGACTGCTTTAATGGACTTTATCTTTTCAGGATTATCTAATCCTTTAAATAAAAAAATAGCGCCATTTGGTAGCACTACTTTGTTATCAGTCTTATTCCATTTACATAAGTCCCAAATCTTAAAATCTATTAAACAACTCTTTACATCTTCAAATAAACTATCACTAATTGTAGCTTGTACTTTCCTAAGCCATAATACTTTTCGTGGATATTTCCATTTTTTTAGTGCTTTTAATACAACTTTCTGTACTACTCCATGAGACTTACCACTTGACCCACCACCATAATGCACTTCAGTTATATGTGAATAATCATTTATAATTTCAAAGATATTCTTATTGAAAACTTTACTAGGTTTTTTAATATTTAACTTAATCGTCGTCATTGTAATCACCGATATTAATTTCTATATTTTTTTGAGTGATTTCTTGTTCAACTTTATCTCTGTACTTATTAGGCAATCTATTTTTAAGTGCAAATATTAAAGAGGTAGGATTAGCGTGTTCATATTTTTTAACTTGTACTACTTTACCAGTATTAGTAACTGTTTCTTCTTCGTAGTAATAGCCTGTAGCTCTCTTATGCAGTGCGTTTTCCAATTCATAGTCAGAAACTTCTTTCCCCTTTTTTAAGGCTGCTGAAAATGCTGGATACTTATCAGGCGTCCATGTTCTTAACGTAGAATAAGCGACACCTAAATTCTTAGCTATCTGCTCGTCAGTTAATCCGTCACGTTTCCAACCCTCTACTAATCCAAGTTTGCTTTCTATATCTAATTTTTCGTATGCTGTTCTTCTTCCCATTTCATTTATCACCAACTCTCACGCTGATTGCTTAATAAAATAAAAAAGACACATTACTATAACGTGTCTTCACTAATAAAATATTTAATGAAAGCATTCCCTAATTTTGATATGGAAATACTGTCCTTTGTTTTATGTTTAGTTTTCTTATTATGACTTACTTTCAACCTTTTTTTAGACTTATTGTTGTTAATATAATCAGCTATGTTAATTATATCTTTTTGAGCTTTTTCCATAGAATCTATAAGTTCATCGATATCATGTTGCAAATAATTTTCTGTTTTGTTTTGAAGTAATCCATTTCTTAACAAATTCTTTTTTGCTGCTATAAAGCCTTCATTAGTTATATTAAAGTCATCGATTATCTTTTTATCCCACATTTCTTCTCTTTCATAGAAAGGCAGGTTGTATTGTTTTAATATCTCTATTTCCAAGATAGTTAATCTATCCAATATAGAAAAATATAAAATCGAAATATCATAAGAAAAGTTATGCTTTATTGCATTTAGAACTCCATTAGATATATATT